GGGGTTGCCCGAGTTCATGGCGATCTCCTGCGACAGCTCGGGCTCGTAGTGATCGATCTCGGTCACGGGGTTCTCAAAGCAGATGTAGTCCAGGGTCTCGGACTGCGGATTGGCGTTCAGCGCGAAGATCGTGCTCTTGTCGATCCGCTTCCAGTCGTAGGATTCACCGGCGCCCTTGTTGGCGTCCAGGAAGGGGATGCAAAGATGCTTTTTCAGCATGGTTTCGGTGGACATTCTTCTCACACTCCTTAATAGTCTTCGTCATCCTCGTCCTCGAGGATGTATTCGATTTGGAACTGTATCATGTATTTGGCCTGGGTGAAGTCCTGCGCCACCATGTAGCCGGATTCGTTGGGGAGCACCCGAATGTCCGTGATTTTACAGTCTTCAGGAAACGCCGGGAGATTCCCGGCCCTCACCTGGGCCTTCACCCATTCGCCCAGCTCCTCCAGGTCGGTGACGGCGGTGATGTTGGCCATGTCGTTGGGGTCGCCGCTGAACTGCTGGAAGCGGGTCAGGGCGCAGTTGTAGTTGTGCAGCTCGCTGCCGTCGATGTAATCGCCGGTCTTCTGGTCGGAGGGCACCAGGCAGGTGCCGCCGACCTTCGCCGACATAGCGTTGAAAAACAGGTCGCCGATCATGGGGCAGGTCTGCAGCCAGTCCCACACGGCGCGGTGCTTGTTGCTTGCCATTGCTTCCTCCTTCGCTTTGCTCAGCCGCCGGAGAAGCCCAGCGCGCCGGAATCGACAAACGCCTGCAGGCTCTGGACCAGCAGCGGGAACATGGCAGGCTTCGCGGCCACGTCCCAATGGCGCGTGCCCATGCCGCTGAACTGCAGCATCCTGCCGGTGGGGTGCTTCGGCGCGACAGGTGAGAAGTATCCGACCACGGCCCCGCCCTGCATGATCGGGACATTTGGCCCGTATACGATGCCCTCATAGGCGTAGTGCGCATAGGGCACGGTGTGCTCGATGATGCCGTTGCCACCGCCGCCGGTGATGTTGACGGTGTTGTACAGCGCGCCTTCCTTGAAGGGCACATAGGGCCGATAGAGGCGGTGCCACTCGGAGGCCGCGTAGGTCCAGAACTTCTCGCCCTGCACTTTCGACATGTGCCCCTCGACGTTGATGTTCACGGATTCGACCACAAACTCCATTATTCGGCCGCCCCCTTTACTGACCCTTCGCCGCGTAGTGCGGCATGAGCATTCCGGGTCTGGCGTTGTCGGACACGCTGGTCACGACGAACGCGCCGTCCGCGCCGCGGTACTGCTCGATCAGGCGCTGATAGTCCGCGCCGCTTTGAACGGTCACGGCCACGTTGCCCAGGATCATCAGATCGCCGGGCCTGGGGCGGGTCTGATCGGCGGGCACCCGGCAGGTGATCTCCTCGCCGGAGAGCACTACGTTGTCGCTGTTGACGCGGGAGTTGTCGCTTCGGTAGATGCGGTTTTTCCTGCGCCAGCTGCAGCCGGTCAGCTTCACGGCGGCATAGGTGACTTTGGTCTTGCCATTCACCACATTCTCGGTGCGCCTCACCAGCGTCACCGTCTCGTTGCCGAAGGGAATCACGGCTCATCGCCTCCAGTCTCGTCCCGGATGCGGCAGGATGTTTTCATGGAGATCAGCTCCTTTCGGGCATGAAAAAAGCACGCTTTCGCGTGCGGGGGAAAGACATGAAAAAACCGTCCGAAGGGGCGGATGATCATTCGCTCAACGGCGTATGATTCATGGCGTATCTGTTTTCCATCTCGTTGAGTACGATTCTGTAGTACTGAAACGCGCTTGACGCCGGGATATCCGGATGCTTTTCACGATAATGTGTATAATCATTTCCAAGAGCCCGAACGACATCCGTACTCTTTTTCAAATGCCCCAGATAAGCCAGAACTACGTCGTTAAAGGTCATTTCCGCTGTTTTCTTCTCGTCCGCGCTCTCCTCGTCTATCGCGAAATCCTTGATCAGAAATTCAAGTGCCGAACGAAAGCCCAGCACGGCCAGCTCGACAAAGCCCATGTTGTACGCCATCAAAGCCTGTTCATGATACTGTTTGAATCTCGGACTGAGCCGAAAAACGCCAGGATAATCCATCCGTTCCGCTTCAACGGGAATCATTTGAACGAAATCCAGATGCTCCCGCCCATGATCGCATTGGAACACGATCACATAGCGCTTATTGCATACCGGGCATTGCATGCTGACGAACAGAACCCTGTCGTTCACATTGATCGGGAACTCGCAAATGCCTTTGGGTTCAGCATAGACGGATGTGTGGCAATGGGGGCATTCCAAAGGCATTTGAAATCTGCCAGGGAAGTAACCCGTGCCGCCAAAGTGAAGGTTTTCCATCTCCGCAAATTTCATAATGCCCTCCTGCTCACATGTGCGTCAAACAAAAACCGCCCGGGTGGGCGGCTTGTTTAGATTACTGCTCCTTCGGGCAGCGGATATTTGTCCTGTGGCCAAACCTTCTTTTCACCAGTTGTCAAGCAGTGAATCAGATCGGCGACAACAACGTCTGTATTGGGACGGAAGAATGGCATGCCGTAACTTTCACCGAAGGTTTCTTCATACAGCTCGAGAAGCTCACCCTCATAATGGTCAAGCTCTCGCTCTGTCATACTCGCTGTATCCTTGAACGTCATTTTATCGCCTCCAGTATGTCGCGGAAAACCTTATATGTCTCTGGATAGAATTCCTTGAGTGCTTTCAATGATGCGTGGTTGCCAATCTCAGCAGAATACATCTCCGCGAATATCTCAGTACCATGTATACTTACACGATACCAATACGCCGGATCTTTGCCACGGTGTCCGAAACCAAACGGATAATTAACCTTAGTCGCTGGTTCAAAGATGTCAGATATATCTACTCGCTCACGCTCGCTATATTTGTCTTTGACCATATCACGAAAGTCAAGCTCCATCCGTTTTCCCGTCATTGCTTTCAGCGCGTCAAATACCTGGCGATTCTGAAGCACCTGATCAAGGTTGACTTTACCCATCTCGTAGTTATCGGCTAATATCAATGTAGCACGACTTGTCGGGTTTGTCAAGATAATCTGTTGCCGTGTCAGGTCAGGATAATACTTGGCGAAATTATTTCTGAAGTACTCATCCAGATGCGCACGGGATTCACGCATCGCGGTTTGGGAAAGTAAGTTGCCTCTGAAGGTGTAGGAAAGCGGAAGCCCGTTCTTGCCACTCAAATAATCTATCTGATGGCCAAGTTCATGGAATACAAGTTGATAAGGTGCTTGATAGTTGTTTCCCTTTGCAGCTTCTTCTATGTCAAACTTTACGCCTTTTCTATCTTCACAGTGGGGCCACTCGGAAGAATGTGCGTCAAGCACTCTAAGGTCAGCCGCATTCTTATTCCAAACCGCCTGTACCGTGGCGTCAGCCTTGCCAACCATGCCTGTAATAATCTGCTCGTGATTCCCAAGATTCGCAGCCTGCAGGCCCCCTGTGCTAACCGATGGACCGGCACCTCCTACCGGTAGTGCATCCACAAACCCCGCCACATACGTCCGCTGGAACTCCGGCTGCAGGCCGACCTTCTCAGACAGCTCCTTGTAGTAACGGTTCAGCTCGAGGATGTTCCCCTGGCAGCGGCGGCGGAGCACGTCGTCCCCGGTCACGCGGGCCAGGTTCGCGGTGTCCTTCTGCTGCCGGACAGCGGTCTCGATGCGGCGCATTTCCTGCGACCACTTATAGCGCGTCTTCGTCCTGCCGTCCACGGTGACCGGCTCGGTGGAGAAGCGGCGCATTTCCTCCAGCTGCTCCGGCGTCCAGGCCGGCGGGCTGATGCCCAGCATGATCGGGTGCCAGCTGTGGCGGCAGTTCCACTCGCCGAAGGGGCGCTGCAGGCTGTCCTGGATCTGCTCGAAGTCCTCGTTGGAGAACTGCTGGCCCTGGTAGGGTAGATGGTCTTCGGCGCACAGCATGTGCGCGTCGATCTCCACACCGTTGGCCCCGAACTGCCGCCCGACCTCCTCCATGATGGACTGGTTCAGGTGGCGCATGCCGTCCAGCACATTCATCCTGGCGGCGCTGTCCAGTCGGCGCGACCAGCCGGATTCGTAGTCCACCGCGCGGCTGCCGTCCTCGCGCACCCTCAGGCCGTGAGCGCCCGCCTCCCGGATCACCCGGCGGATGGCGGTGTTGTAGTCCTCCACGCCGCTCTGTACGGCACTGCAGGCCTCGTCGATGGCCTTGCGGTAGTAGCCGGAGACTACGGTGGTGTTGGACAGGTTGCGCATGCGGTTCGCGGTTTCCCGCGCCTGGGCCTGCAATATGCGGCGCAGGGGCAGGTTGTCCATGACGTTCACGGTGTCGGGCACGCCGAGGATCTTCGCGGCCATGCGGGCGTCATCCTGGGCGACGCGCTCGAACAGGGCGGCGATCTCGTCCGCGCCCATGCCCGCCGCGGCGGCGATCCTGCGCTCCAGCTGCCGAAGGTTCTTGTTCATCCGGCGAATCTGCTGCAGGCGGTGCACATCGGAGGGCCACAGAGTGCCGATGTCCCGGATGTGCTCGCCCATGCGCCGCAGATAATCGTCGTTCAGACGGTTCATGCGCCGATCAAAGGCCGACAGCAGCTTTTGAAGCTGCTGCTCCGAATGGCTCTGCACCGGCTGGGAGCGCACCTGCTTTCGCGTCATCCAGGCCATATATCCTCCTTACGGCCTTCGCGCCGTGGGCAGCGTGTAGGCGATCAGCCCCGCATTGCGCAGAATGCTCCACGCCACGGGGCTGATGGTCTCGCTGGTGTAGGTGGGCGACGCCCGGCCCTGGGTGAAGGTCACGGACACGCCGTCGTTGGTCATGGAGGCGACATTGCCGGGCACGCCGGAGAACCCCGCCGCGTTCTCATAGGCCATCTGGGCCTCGATGGCGTCCTCCATGGCCTCCTCCTGGGCGTCGGTGACGGGCTTGCGGGGCAGTATGTACGCGAGCAGCTTCTGCTCCACGTCATCATAGGTCACGGTGCTCATGTTGTCTCACCCCCATTAAAAGGGAGGATGCTTTCGCATCCTCCGATCAGGCCTTGGAATGGCAGTAGATGCCCGCCAGCTTGTTCTCGTAAGCGTCGGCGATGCCCACGGTACGATAGCCGAACTTCCAGGCGTCGGCGTCCTGGTTCTGCTCGGGGGTGACGACCTTGGGCGCGACGTGCTTCTGGAACTGGATGACGGCGGGCTTGTGGATCAGCATGAAGTTGATGTCCGCGCCGGCAGCCACGGCGGTGTCGCCGGAGCCGGAGGCGGCGCGCTTGGTATAGCCGTCATTACCCAGGGTGATGGCGGTGTAGAAGCGGGTCTGGGGCACGACGATGACCTGGCTGGCCAGGTTCAGCGCGGCGCGGGAGGCGATGGTGTCCAGATCATCCACAGCGCCCTTCAGCGCGGAGGTGATGAACAGATAGCGGCCCTCGGCGGGAACCTCGGCCTCGTCCATGGCGGCGTGGGCGGCGCGCAGGGCCTCGATCACGGCCTTGCCGGTGGACAGGGTGCCGGTGGCGCCGCCGATACCATCCAGGCCCGCGTAGGTGGCCAGACGGAAGGCGTCCAGCTCAGGAACGACCTTGGTGCGGATGAACTCGCCCGCCAGACGGCCATAGGCGATGGCGGCGGTCTCCAGGTTGTCCAGGGTGTCGATCTGGAACATGCGGCCGCGGTCATAGTTGCACTTCACGGTCTCGTTGGTCAGGCTGACGTCGCCCGCGACGTAGCCGGTGGCGCGGCTGTAGTCCGCCAGGCCGGACATGTTCATCTTGGGGATGACCAGCTCGTTGGCGGCGTTGCCGAAGGACGCCAGTTCGGGATTGCCGTCCAGCACGGAGGTCAGGGCGGCCAGCTTGTAGACTTCGTCCAGCATGGGGACATAAGCCTTGAAGAGTTCGATGTTGTTCGCCATTGTGTTTCACTCCTTATTTATCGGATTTGGATTCTTTCAGCCCCATGGCGCTGCGCACCTGGGACATAAGGGCGGCCTCGCCGGTGGTGCCGCCGCGCTTCAGGGGATTGCGGGAAGCGGCGATCCGGGCGTCGACGCTCTCCTGCACCGCCTCGCGCATGACGGTCTCCAGCCGGGAGATGGATTCATTGCAGGCGTCGGCGCTGGAGTAATCCAGCACATCGGCCAGTTTGAGGGAGAGCTTCTTCTCCCGCAGGGTCTCCATGGCCTGGGCCTTGAGCTCGCGCACGGCGATGTCCTTTTCACGCTGCACGAGGTTGGCTTCGCGCTCCCGGGCGGCCTTTTCCGCCTGTTCGCGCTCGTGCTCGAGGCGCTGCTGCTCGGTCATCTTGGCCAGCTTCTCAGCCTCGCTGCGGCCCTCCTCGCGGGCGGCCTTGATCTTCGCGTCGATCTCCTTCTTTTCGCGGGAAAGGCGCTGGGCGATCATGCGGTCGACGTCGGCCTGGGTGAAGGTCTTTTCATTCTGCTGCTTGTCGTCAGCCTGGTCGGTCTGTTCCTGCTCCTGGTGTTCCTGTTCCTCGGCCTTGCCTTCCGGATCCGCGAACAGTTGAAGGTTGAAGTAGTCGAAATGGTTAGTCGTTTTCATAATGAGCCTCCTAAAAAATCCGTTTTTATAGTGCTGTTCTGCACCCTGGGTTGGCCTGCCCAGTCAGGTATGAAAAACCGCCTGAAATCAGGCGGGTCGTTCATCGTTGTCTTCCTTTGGCATCAATGCGTCCGCGTCTTCAGCGGTCTCGTCATCCTCGAAGCCGCCGTCGTCCCGAACGGAATCACGGGCTTCCTCGGCGCGTTCCGCGCGGATGGCAGCGACCTCCTTGTCCACATCCTCGCTGGACCAGTCCTCGCCGGAGTGCAGCATCTTCACCGCGGTCTCCGTGGAGATGGCCCCGGCGTTGCGGGCGTTCTGGACGATCTGCGCGTTCTCCTGCACGTTGGCGGGCATGGCGTGGGTGAAGGTGATGTTCACATCGGCCACGTCCAGCGCCTCGGCCCCGCGCAGGGTGAGGTAGTTGACGTAGAGCCGGAGCCGCGAGCGCAGGGCCTCCCGGAACCACTGCTCCTTGATCTTCACCAGCTGCTCGAAGCCCAGGAGCTTGAAGCGCATGGCCACGCCGGACACGTTGGCCGCGAAGTTCTTGTCCGAGAGATCGGGGATCAGGGACAGCTTGTGAATGTCCTCGATCAGCGAGGCGCGCAGCACCTCCACGTCGTTTTCCCGCATTTCGCTGGTCAGGTATTCGGCCTTCGACTGGTTGTCCGGCAGCTGCAGCGCGTGATCCTCCCGGAGCTGCTGCATGGGCTCCCGGCCCTGATCGTCGGTTTCGAGGATCGCGCCGGTGATGACCAGCAGCTTCTCCACGAACTGCTCCTTGTCGTTGACCCTGTCGGACTGGAGCTTGTCGTAGGCGTCGATCTGGGACATCACCCACTCGAAGTCGCCCTTCTCGGTCTCGTCGTTCCAGTATTCGATGATGGGCACACCGCCGAAGAAGTGCTCGTCCGTCTGGACGGGCGTTCCCAGCGCGTCCAGACTGTTGGCGTCATACTGGACGATCAAGTGGTCCGTCATCACCCAGACATGCCAGCCGTCGGGCGTGCCGTCCGCCTTGGCCTTGGGCGTGTAGTACACCCCGAACATGGGCTCGGCGTCGTAGGTGTCCGTATAGACCACAAAGGCCTGCTCCGGACTGATGGCGGTGGTGTGAGGCATGTCCTTCTCGTCCAGGTGCACATATTCCACGCCCTTGCCGTAGATGGACTGGTCCCGGGCCAGCTGCACGTTTTCCGCGCTCTCGCTGCCCCGGTGGAAGATATCCTGTATCGCCTGGAGGGTGCTGTTTTCGTTGGTCATCGTGTAGGTCACGGGCTGGCCTATCATGTAGCCCACGGCCAGCGTGGTGATGTAGCGGGCGTAGGGATGGGCGATGCGGTTGTTCGGAAGGCCGCTTCGCCGCTGGCGCTGGAGGATGGCGCTTCGGGCGTTGTAGGCATCGCGCAGCCGCCCCATGATCTCCGCGCGAACCTTGTGCTCGGAAATCACGCTGCGCAGCATGTCCATCGGCGGCAGGCCGTCCTCAGTCAGATATTCACGGGCTCTGGTAATCATGGGGTCACGCTCCTTTAATTGATGTCCTTCCACGTCCGGGCCGTCTTCTGCAAAATCAGCTGAGACAGCGCGTAGCGGCCGGAGTCTATGGTGTGGTTGTCCTTGTCGGGCACCTCGGGCAGGAAGTTCTCATGCCTGTCCATCATGTACTCATAGCCCGCGAACTCACGGGCGATGTTCGGCGTGCGCTTCGGGTCAACCACGATGGCCGCCAGGTTTTGCAGCCACTTGATGCCGGCGCGCACGCTGCCGGGGCCCTTCTGCACGCCCACGGCGTTTACGCCGCGCTGCCGGAGCTCCGCGATGTCCCTGGGCGCTTCGCTGTCGCACCACACCAGCTCCGAACCAGCGATGCCCTTCACCTTCGCGGCCAGCGTGTCGGTGAGGTTGTGGCTT